TCTCGATGTGATCAGTGAAGATTTGCAGCTCAGTGATGGCCGAGCGGTTTAAATCCGACAGCGTGATGATGTCGGCGTCGTGCTGTTCATAACGTCCGGCGATGTGCTGAACGGTGGCTAACGAGCCCGTGATGTTCTCCACGAGGCGCTTGATGTTGTCGCGGTTGGTCATCGGTTGAAAGCAAGTTCCTTTATCTCTCCGTTAGGGGCAAGCGTAAAGAAGCGGACCTGTGACCGGGCCAGCGACGGGTGCGTCTTGCGCTTCCACAGGCCAAGGTCGGAGAGAAAGTCGGCGTGCTTGCGGGCGGTCATCTCGACGTACGGGTAACCGTCTAGCAACAGGAGCAAGGCGTACTGGCCTTGGACGGTGCGGGCGATGCGCTCGATGCCGGCGGGGGTGGTGGTCATTTAGTCGGAGACTTCGGGCAGACGTTCAGGCTGAAGAGATATTCCCAGCGCTGACGATCGGTGAGGAGGTGGAGGTCGGTCTTCATTTTCTCGTTAGGTGTCTGCTGCTTGAGCCCGGGATGAGCCAGGGCCTTGGCCGCAGCCTTAGACCTACCCATGGTTACGGGCTTCCTGCCAGTCTTCGATGGCCTCGATGAGTTCGGCGGGGTCGACGCGCTTGGCGTGACGGACGCAGTACCAGATGGCGTCGCCGGCCTCGCGCATACCTTCAAGGCGTTCCTCGAGCTGCTTGATGCGGGCGTTGGCCGCCAGCAGTTCATTCTGGGTGTGAGCGGCCTTGATGGCGTCGTTGAAAAACGCAAAGGGATCAGGCTGGCTCATTTGGTCAGGGGGCGAGGGGTGGGGGAGAAGGCAGGGGCGGTCGACTGCGAGGCCGCAGAACGGAAGCCAGATGCCGCGGCTACGGCACCGTCGTCGTCGAGGTCGACGGAGATACCACAAGCCGTCTGGATGGACTGCCGCCGGATGTAGGTGATGGCGCCGCCAATCTTCTGGGCGTCGAGACCCTCGGCCTTGACCATCAGGCGACCGAAGTCGAAGCGCTCACCCGAGGCGTGGAGGAAGGCGGTATTGATGCCGACCTTACCTTCTTCGGAGACGAGCGTCTGGATCAGAGCCAGGTTGTGCTTCAGGAGGACGGGCTTGATGGCGTCGAGCAGCGCGTCGAGGGAGACGTAGCGGTTCTTGAAGCCGGGGTTTACTTTGTTGGCCTTGACGTTGTCGAGCTCAGCGAGAGCGGCGACTAGGTCAGAGGTGGGGGATTTGGGCGTGGTGCTCATGGTGGGAAATTATTTGGCGTCGGTGTTCTTAGTGACTTCACCGGCCTTGATGGTGGCCTCGATGTCAGCCAGGGACATGCGGGTGTAGTCGGGGACGAAGAGGTTGTAGTACGTCACGCCGTTGCGGACGGTCGGGGTCAGGAGGCGGGCGACCTTCTGATCGGGTAATACGATGTATGACGAGTCCGCGATGATGCGGTACTCGGTCGGGAGTTTGGTGTCTTTCTTCATTGGGTAGAGTTTACAAAGGGGAGGGTTAGGCTGAGTTATGTTAACTCAGTTAATGACGCCGCGAGAGGCGGAGTCAAAGATGAGCAGGGCGTCGGCGTTCCAGAGGGTGACGGTCTGGGTCGGGAACAGTTCGGCAGCGCGTGCCTTCAGTTTGTTTTTCCACTGGGTCGTGGTCAGTTCGCCCTTCGTGCCGCAGGTATGCGTCTTCTGCCAGATGGCCGGACGGATGCGGTGAATCTTCCAGCCCATAGCGACGGCGGCGCCGTAGAGGACGCCCGTGTTCCACATCAGTTTGCCGATGGCCGAGCCGGGGATGTTCTTGCCAGCGAAGAGCGGAGGCTCCTCGAGATACAGGCTGACGTCCTTAGCCTTGCAGCTGAGGTCGGCGAGGAACTGGCAGACCTCGAAGTCAGACCCGGGCATCTTAGCACACTCGACAGGATCACCGTCGACCGACCAGACGATGCCACCATTCACGCCAGGGTCGATTGCTACGAGCAAGTGCATGGGCAAGACCCTTGTCACTTGCCACGCTGGGACAAGCGGAAAAGATTAGCGACGCGTAGGGCGTAATCGTTCGGGGCGAAATGGTAGGACTTAGCGCCTTCATAGCCACGGTTCCAAGCTAACGCCAGTTGCTCAGGGGTGGGGGTCATGTAGCCGTCAGCCTTGAAGCGCTGCCGGAGGATGCGGAGATGAGCCGCCGCGATCATGTCCTGGGCCATGGCGGTGCGCCACTGGGACCACTGGAAATGGAAATGCTTCTCGGCCTCGAGCAGGGCGTTGGCATCGTTCCATGCGGCCTTGCCGACCTGATACATCCCCCGCTCACCGGCCTTGCCGATGGCCTTACGGTTCTGGCCGGACTCGACCTGAGCGATGGCCTCAAGGAAGGTGTCGTCGGAGGCCGCAGCGGAGTTGAAGCCGAGGAGGAACAGGGCGACTATTGAGAAGGGGCGCATGGGTTTATGCACCGGGCTTGCCCTCCTTGGCGGCGTTCCAGGCCTGATAGGGTTTATACTTAAGCATTTCTTTATGCCCAAACTCCTTAAGGAGGTCTAAAGCCATCGCATCCCCTGCCTTGGTCAGTCTCTCAATCTCGGCCTTGAGGCGGGTGTTCTCGGCTTCCAGTCGGCCCAGCACGACAAGGTGCGGGCAGGTGTCGTCGTCGTGGGTCATAGCAGCTTCTTTAGTTCGGAGTATTTAACAGGGAAAGAGCCGCCACGCTTGATGCTATCTTGGTAGGACTTTTTGCGCTCGGCTTCAGAAACCTTGCGCACGATTGTCAGGGTGACTTTCTCTAACTGAGGAAGTCCTACCGAGTCGCATAATGTAGTCACATCTTGAGTCATAATCGCCCAAGCCTTGCCTTTGTATTTGATGCTCATACGCGTCTCGGGACTTGTGATCCGGCGACCTCGAAGCCGTCGAGCTCATAGGAGTATTGGACGCCGACCCAGCCACCAGCGGCGACGTAAGCCTGGAGCGATACCTTCACGGCGCCGTCTTCGTGTAGGGCTTCGTGGTAGTGCGTCAGTATCTTCTTCACGTTAATCGACGCGATGGCCGACTTAGCGGAGCAGATGTCCCCGGTCATGATGCGCTCGTTGACCTCGTAGATTTCGGCGAGGAGGTTACGCATACCCTCGAGGTGCTGGAAGTTACTCATGGATGGTCTCGTCCCGGTAAGGGGTGGCGTCGGGGGTGATGGCCGTGCCCTTGATGATGGCGTCGTCCTGATCGCGGACGCGGGCCTGTAGCAGTTTGATGTCGGCGGCCTGCTTGGCGATGGTGCGGCGCTGAAGGTCCAGGATATCGTCGAGGCGGTCAGCGTAAGCCTTCACGGCGTTGGCGCTCATGTGCAGGGTGCGGGCGTAAGCCCAGGGGAAGAGCCACCAGAGGGTGGGCATCTTGTTTGGTCGGATGGCTGTGATCATGTCGGGGGAGTGCGCGAGAGGGTCAGGCATTACTTGATGCGCTTGTAAGGACCGCGGCGGTCGATGTTCTTCCACTGAATGCCGGTATTGGCGGCCCAGTTGCGAACGGAGTTGAGGGAGACGCCAAGGGCACAGGCGGCGTCGGCCTGAGTCTTGCCGGCCTCGTTCAGGGCGTTCAGCTGCGGGAAGGTCTGTTCCAGTTTGCTGGCCGCCCAGGACTGCATCGGACGCTTGAGCGTAACCGGGCGACCTGCGATGGTGATGGTGGTGATGTCTGCTGCTTTGGGCATGGTGTTGTGTGGTGTGGGGGAAATTAGAAGCGGTTGATGATGTCCAAGAGGTTCGGGCCATCGGACAGCAGCAGGATGTAAAGGGCCAGCGCAAGGCCAGCGAGGAGGGCGAGGATGAGTTTCATGGGCGGTGGGAAGACAAGCACCTTGCCCGACTGAATTGCATTGGTCAAGCCCCTTTCCGCATAGGCATAAAAGAAGACCCCCACTTGTCTCGTCAGACAGAGGCGGGGGCCGTTATGGGTTCCACTATGCCCCTAGGTGTCCGTCCGTCAAGGGGCATTAGACCCCTCTGGCTGGCCCGTGGCGGGCCTAGTCGCCCTTGGTAGGTGTCTTCCCCTTCATGCCCTTAATCTTGGCTAGGAGGAGGTCCACCAATTCGGGGGAGGCATACCCGGCACACCCTGCCGCGGCGAAGGCCATGCCCTCTGAGGAGAAGTAGCCCTTGGTGGCGATGCCGACCAGGAGCGAGGTCAGGCCAGCGGTGGCCGTGCGCCTGAAGATGTAGCCGAGGGAGTGCTTCTCGGTCGAGCAGAGGTAGCGGACCAGCCAAGCAGCCGAACCGATCAGGATGCCGAAGCCTAGGTCGCGGAGGGCAACAGGCATATCATCGGGCTGGGGAGGGCTGGACAGGGGGCTCATTTGCGGAGGACGGTCGAGAGTAGGCAGACGTTGGCGATGGAGTAGCAGAGCCACATGACGGCCAAGGCTGGGCGGTGAGCAATGAAGCAGGCGATGCTCGCGGACAGGTAGGCAGCCGAGGCGATGCCAGGGACGACGATGGTCGTGAACGTCTCGGTCGTCATGTGATGCGCGGCGGCTTGGCGTTGGGGGCGAGTACGACGCGACGATAGTCCTGAGCCCAGAGCATCTTAGCCAGGGCTTTGCCGGCCTTGTCTACTTCGGGTTCACTGGCGCTCGGAAAAATTAGGTGCACCTGCTCGTGGCAGAGGACTTCGAGCTGACGCTTGGCACCGAGGCGCGGGTCAATCTCGATGAGGTCTTCGCCGATCGTGGCCTGACCCCATGCCTTCTCGCGGCCGAGTTTACGCCAGACGACTTTCACTGGCTTACTTTTGCGGCGGCTCATAGGGGGCGTTGGCGCTGTCGCGTACTCGGTCCCAAAGCCAATAGATGCCAAGGCCAGCGGCCAAGGTCAGAGTCGTGCCGACGATGTAGGAGAAGTACTCAGAGTCGACGATGAGGGGGAACGCCCCGATGGCAGCACCTGAGACGAGTAGGGTCGCACCGATGCGCGGACCGGCGAAGACCATGGCGATGGCCCCGAGGGCAGCGATGCCTACGCCTGCCATCGTCCAGAGATTAGCGGAGGCTTCACGCTTCACGCGCTCGACCTCGGCGGTGAGTTCGGCGATGCGGGCGTCCTTCAGCTGAGAGACGCGGAGGGCTTCCTTGTTGTCGGCCTCGACCTTGGCCCAGTTCTTATCGATGGAGGCCAGCAGGGTCTTCCCGAAGGCGGTGGCCTGAGCGTAGTCCTTCTGGTCAGCCTTGGCGGCACGTGCCCGGGCAAGGGCGAGTTCCCCTGGCTCAGGAGGCGGGAGGAACGACAGGGCCACGGACGTCTCGCTGCGGACGATATCGGGACGGTCGGCGTTCTCGCGGGCGATACTGACCGAGGCGGCGACCTTCTGATCGGCGGTGTCCCACTGCTTGCCGACTGTAGCCACGATGCCCTCGGAGGTCGGGGCGTTCGGCTGCTCAGGGATGGGCGGGCGTGACGTTGAGCACCCGGCCATCAGGAGAGAGATAGCCAGGAGCGCGCGCATGACCTTACTTGCCCTTGAGGGCCTTGAGGATGTCCACGGCCTTCTCGACCTTGGCAGACTTGGCGTTCTTGACGCCAGCGTAGAAGCCGCCAGCGAAGCCGACGACGATGAGGAGCAGGGTGATCATGGGTTCGGGATGAGTTCGACGCGGACAAGCGGGCCGAGGTCGGCGGGGGTCTGCGGGGTGTCAAAGCCGTAGATGGCGACGTTCGGGCCTTCCTCTCCGTTGCGAGAGTAGGAGTGCTGGGCGTTGCCTCCGAAGATGGCGAGGAATAGGTTGTCCCAGTCGGCTTGGAATGAGCAGGTGATTTTGTAGTAAGTCATGGGATTAGTTTCCGACCTGAACGCGGATATTACGGTTTTCCATCCAGAGGCGGGTGACCGTTGAAACGGTCTGCGAAAGGGCTTGCACGGCGTAGCAAGTGGAGACGCCTACTGTTGGTCCGGCAGTGGTCGTGGCTTCGACGACTCCGTTGATGTATAGTGATGCGTTGCCAGATCCGTCCAAGTAAACCAACCACTCATAGACGACTGCTTCGGCGATGGTGGTTGTTGAACTTACGAGCGTCTGAGTCGTGCCGTTATGCACCATGAGTTTAATATTTTGTCCGCTGCCGCCCGTAAGTTTGATTCCCACAGACTCCAACACAGGGTCGCCGCCGTTTGGTGAGCCGCCTGTGTCAGTGCCTCCGACATAGGCGCGAAAGGTGGTGTTAGCGTCACCGCCAGCTCCACTGAACTTAGAGATTTTGCCAGAGATAAAGACTGGCTTAGTAAAAGAAATAGATTCAGGCGGGGCGCCGTTACGCCATGACATTTGCACGTTGCTGTAAAGCACGGCGTATCCAGCCGTTGAGGCGTTTGGCGACTGTTGCAAGTATCCATAAGCACTGCGCAGGCCGTTTGATGCTCCCGTGCCAGACGTAACTGAGTTCAAAGAGGGCCAAGCGTAAATCGAAGGGTTCGCCGCTTGCAGGGAACTAAGGAACGGCGAGAGGACAGTCGTTGTGGAAGTGCCAGTGCGGGCTTGAGCGTTAGTCGCGAACGCCGGAACCGCAGCCGTGACGAAAGCCGTCGTGGCAACAGCCGTGGTGTTGTTGCCCGGAGACTGGGTCGTGGCGATCGTGCCAGTCGGAAGGGTCGGTGTGCCCGTGAATGTCGGGCTTGCGAGGTTGGCCTTCATGTTGTTGGCAGTCGTAACGAAGGCCGTGGTGGCAAGGGCGGTCGTCGAATTGCCAGCCGTCTGCGTGACTCCGATTGTGCCAGTCGGCATTGAAGGAGATCCTGTAAATCCGGGGCTTGCAATGGGGGCGTACGTCGAGGCCGCGGTCGTGACGGCCAGCTTTGCGTCCAGCGCCGTCTGCAAGTCTGTCTGGTCGGAGAGCGTGCCGGTGATACTTCCCCACGATCCGGAGACGACAGCGCCCACGTTGACCGTCCAGGAAGAATAAGTGCCGCTACCCGATTTCTGGGAGACGCTGATGACCATCGCGCCGGTCGACGAGTTGTAGCTCGTGACGGTGGCGTGCATATGGTTAGCGGAGTCGTAGGCCACGATGATGGTCTGCTGGGTCGTGTAAGAAAGCCCGGTTCCGACCGTTAGGGATTTGGTGCCGGTCCCAATCGCCAAGGAAGTCGTCGAGGTCGTGTAATACTTGTCTCCGATGACAGGGGTAGCCCAGTAGGAATCGTAGTTCGTGCCAGATGCTTTCGTCAGCACCTGACCGACCGTGCCCGAGGTGGGCTGGCCTGCGGCGATGACGGCATAGGTCGAGGCCGCGGTCGCGCTCGTCAAGTACGAGGACATCCCTGCAATGGTCTGGTAGGTGCTGGCCGCGGTGGCGCTCGTCAGATACGACGACATCCCTGCAATGGTCTGGTAGGTGCTGGCCGCAGTCGCGGTGGTCAGGTAGGCCGAGAGGTCCACTGCCAGGTTGCCAGCGGTGACCGCAAGCGGCGCCGTGACGCTGGTAATGTAATTGGCAGGCAGGGTCAGCCAGGCGGTATCGTAAGAGGTTGCCGACGCCTTGACTAGGTACTGACCAGTACTCCCACCAGAGGGGACGCCCACGCCAGGGCTACCCACGCCGACGGTGAGGACGGCAGGGGCGGTTGACCCGGTGGTAGTCGAGACTGCTCCAGGGATGGTGATCGTGAGAGCCATGAGATTAGACGGTGACCTGGCCGATGATGTCTAGGCGCATGGTATCCGAGTAGAAGATGGTCGTGCCCTGCGTGAACTTGATGTCCCAGCGGGCCGTGCCGATAGCCCAGTCAGCGGTCGAGCCGACGTAGTCCGCGGTAAACGACAGGAAGTCGCCAGCGACCACCACCGTAAGGTCGTACTCATTGCGATCCGCGTCGACGATGGTCGAGGTGACGGTCACGCCGCTCAAGGTCTGGATGGCCGGAGGGGCCTCCGGGGCAAACACGGTCGAGGAACCGAAGTTCGTGCCGCGCTTAAAGGTGACGGTGTTGCAGCTCATCGGGTGATACTACTGCCGAGAATGGAAGGGGGGAGGGGGGTGGGCTTAAACTTCCCCGGCCTTAGTGATTGAATAGACCTCGAAGTCCTTGATGTAGGTAATGAAGCCCTCAATAGTCGGCAATACGATGTCCTCAAGTTTATACCCATAGGTCGTATAGCTGACCCCTTCCCTAGCGCCACCGTCACAGGCATAGGTGTTCGACTCGCTGATCACAACGGTGAAGTCCAAAACCTCGACCTCCTGGCAATCTTCATGGTCAAAGTCTGGGGCGAAGACGCATCCCCAGTAATGGGCATCCACAGGCTTGGGCTCGGGCAAGGTATAATCAATCTGAGTCGGTACGCCCGTCTCCCAGCCTTCAAACGGGTTGCCGATAGTGCCTTCACCCTTCAGGGGTCCGGGCAATCCTGTGCTAGTCGTGTACGACGTTGGGGTAAACTCGTACTCGGAATAGGTAGTCGGCAAGCCGCGCATGAAATTAGTGTAAGAGAAGGCATACCCATTGTATGCGTTGTCTGTCTCGTTATTTGCAAAGAAGCAGCGCTTGGGCGGAGCCTTCCAGATATGCACCTTGACCAGCAGGGTCGTGCCTAGGTTCCAGCAGCTACCGTTGGCATCCAGAAACAGTCCGTGCGTCGCTTTGCTTTCGTACTTAACAAAAGATGATCCTGCGCCGTCTGGGTCTGGCTTAATTAAACCGCTTCCAAACCCATAAGGAATACCAGACAGGTCTCCACATCGATAGGAGCCTTCAGGATAGGGTTGAGACGTATCGCCGTAATCGTTCTGCTCGTGCGTCCATTCTGCCTCGTCAGGTAGGTATACCTGTCGGCCAAGCTGAGAGCCTAGGCTTTGGTTATAAGTCCACGGGTAAACTATATCGAACTCCGTAGGGTGCGTATCATAGTTATAGGCCCCGGTGTCAGTGAACTTGTAGGAAAAATCACATTGTAAGGGCATCACGCTATGCAGAGCGCCCTCATAACTCCTAACGTGCCAGGGCGTGATGTAGTTTAACGGGTCTTGGTCGTTCTTGGGCGTGGTGGATATGCCGGTGCGAGTTTGGCAGTATGGATCACCTTCCTCTGGGGTAATGATAAAGTAGTCACTGATTTGATAACCAAAGTGCGAATAAGCGGCTTCAGCGGTCCAGCGCGGATAAATAACTGGGGGTAAGAATATGCCCGGGGGGAGGGGGTTTAATTCTAAGATGTTAGTGACGTCATCGTGGACTGCGTAAGACGCCTTCACGACATCATTAAATGCAGTGGTCCACGCGTCTACTAAGTCGGACTGTTTAACGCCTTCATAAAGACCGTTGTTAAGCACTGAACTACCGTCCTCAAAGTAATGCAGCGCCGTCTGCGTGTTGAAGGCGGTCATGTTGCTTAGAGCGTCCTTGGCAGCGTCCGGGTAGTAATGGTTTAACTCCGTTTTGTAACAGGCAATGACGAGGTAATTGCGGGGCAGCGTGCTAGGGGTGACCGTCACCTCCGGTCCGACAGTTTCGCCCAGCAGGCCCCAGACCTTTGTGATCACCTCGGAAGGGGACGTCGACGGATAGTCAGCAAAGTAATGATGAATGCCGCTACCATAGACCGGGGGCGTGAGGATATGCCCGGGGGAACGCTCAGATGTACCGTTGTTATTGCCGAAGACAACCAAGGCCCCGCCAACGCGTGGAGGGATGCTCATTAGATTTTAGAGTACCAATAAACCGCGTCGTCGTTGCCACATTTGAATCGCTCCATGCAAAGGCTATTCATCAGGATTTGCGTCTTACCAGTAAAATCGACGGTCCCAATTAATACATAGGATTCATTGTCGCTATCCTCGAGTACGTCAGTCGTAGCAATAATCTGTTCGTCTCCTTCTGGGTAGGTCTGGAGATAGATGTTTTGAGTAGGAGATCCGTCAGCGCAAGCAGTCCAATCAAGATAGCACACCGTGCCGTTAATTGTGCCAGGGAGAATCTTGAACTGTGGGCCTGACTCGGGAATCATAACATATGGGGTCAGTTCAAGCGCCGACAGGGCGAGATACGCCAGAAGGTCATCCCAGTCTCCCTCATTGGCTGGCAGGTTTTTAACAATCTTGAAAGGGTAGATTGCCAGCACGTCTAATGACGTACCGCCCGTATCTAGGGCGCGGTCATATTGAATAAACGGCGGGTCGACGTTAAGGGTGAATCCGCTCGACGATGCGCTGAAGGTGTACCCGGTGCCTGGCTGGATGTTACTCATACAAGATCTGTGTAGCTGTGGTTATAGTCTGCGTCCTGCGGGCCTAGCTTGTAGCGCTCGCGGAGGATATTACTTTGAACGTATTGGTTAACCCCGTTGACGTCGAGGGTGCCAATAAGTAGGTAGGCCACAGAGTTGGTATTGGCAAGCGGAGAGGATGACGTGACAAAGCCGATGCTGGCGTCCGGGTAAGTTTGGACGTAGACGTAGGTCAGTGAGGCATCGCAAGTGGAGATGCCTGGGAATACCACAGGGGTAGCGTTTACCGTGCCTGGGAAAACGGTGTAAAGGGTTCCGTCCTGCGGGTAAGGGTTATAGGCAAACCCTGCCAGCAAAATAATTTCTTCGGTAATCTTTGTAATCTTAAACGGATGGGGCTTGTACAGCTCCATAACTAGGCGCTTGGCCTTTGACTCAAACTCGGACGGCCATGTCTTTGGAACGCCTAGCGTCTGACCTTTGCTAGATGCGTCAAAGGTATAGCCGGTTCCCGTTTGCATGGTTATACCGTGCTCGACATCCGATAGACTTCGTTGGGCCAGCCCTGCACATTATAACGGACTTCGTAGGTCACCTTGTAAAGGTTGCCATAGTCGGCAATGTTCACTTGCGATAGGAGCAACTGATCATAGGCGCCATTCTCGGCAGAAGCGTGCCAAGTTGTGCCGGCATATGTCGGGACTAAGTTAGGCAGCGTGCCACCCCAGTCGTTATCGTAAGAAGTCGTTCCTAGATAGGCCAAGGCCGTCGTTACCGTTGTGGCATCGCTTGTATAGAAGTGTCCAGAGAAGGAGGACTGAGGGGCAAGATAGTTAGTCTTGCCGTAAAAATGTTTATAACTTGGGTCGATAAAACCGATGAAGCGACCGCCCGTAGGAGTTTCAAAACAAGATCCGTTAAGCCCAACGAAAGAGTCACGCGGCTTGCTTGCAGTTCCAACCATGTATGAGACCACGGGGCCAACGGTTGAAGTGTTATAGGTTGCGCCTGCGATAAGGCCTCCATAACCGTCGCCGCCGCTGGTTTTAAAGTTAGGGTTAGTCGTGATTGGCTCAGAAGTCAGGCCATTGGATACGCTGACCTGGGGCTCGGTCTCGGTCGCCGGGGCTTCACCATTCAAAGGGTCAATGCCGATATAATCCACCGTCAGGGTAACCATCCCTAGATTATCGTAACTGACCGAATACTTATGCGCTGCTAGATTCGCATTAATGGGGCAAGTCGATCCACGGACGCCAAGGGCAAGGCTGTCATTCGTGTTGCACTTATAAACGACCGTTGCAGTAAGCAGGCCGTAACCGTCGTTAGACAGTTTTGCACCCGGCTGCTGGATGGGGGTGGTTAGGGCGTCGCCCTGGTTAATTCGTGCCATTGTTATTTAGGGTTAAGCATTGATGCCCGAGATGGGGCGGGTGAGGTAATCCATCCGTCAGAAGTTCCATGCCCAGAGGCGATGCTTGAGAGAATCTCATTGGTCTTTTTGGCCTCGTCGAGCTGGGCGTTCATCGCCTCCATGACCGGGTTAGCGCCAACGCCGATGACGTTGGAGAAACCCTGAGGGCCTTTGAAGTCGGTGGCCTTATCTTTGATTAAAAGTTCTTTATTGGCCTCAACAAACGGGGAAAGCATTTTCGACAGAACGGCCTGAACGTCTGCCTGAGCGGCCATCGCCTCGGGCGAGTTTGCGTCAATGCCTGTTTTAATACGGAAGCCACGAGCGCCGCCAAGTTGTTCGGCAACCTTGTCGCGCATACCTGGCTGCTCTAACACTTTTGTGAACTCAGTAATCTTAGCCTGCTTTGCCATCTCGCGATCCTTCTCGTCTTGCTCTTTTGCGGCGCGTGTCTTGGCTAGCACAACGGTTTCACTGTCGAGATATTTTGACTCAGCCTTTAATGCAAAGTCATAGGCATCCTTGATGTCCTGCTTTCGTTTCTCAATTGATGCAGAGATAAAGTTGATAGCAGAGTTTAGCAGTACCAGCGGGGCTACAAAGGCAAAGGCGATGTCCTTGAACGCCATGCTGAACTTGCGGCCAATGTCGTCGACCTGCTTGCCAAAAGACGTGGTGGCCGTCTTCGCCTTGTCCATCGCCTGCGGGACGTCGGACGTGGTCTTAATATTGACTGTCAGGTCTTGGGCCATGTCAGGGAGTAGGTACCTTTGCAGGATTGGAAGCAGCCTCCGCCGCGTCTTTGGCTTCCTCTTCGGCCATGAAGGCCTCCTCCTCGGGGGACATGATCGCGACATCCGCACCCTTGGAGATAGCCAGGGCGGAGTTGAGCCAGATGGCCTGACACTCCGGCATCTCCCATGCGCGCTTCTCCTCGATGCCATGGGCAATCAGGTTAGCGACAATGGACAGGGGCCACGGTACGCCCTTGTCTCCTCCGCTGCTCTTCTTCGTTTGCTCCCAGAACTTCGGCCAGTCTTGGACTAGGATGTAGCCAGCAAAGGCTTCCAGCAGGCGCTCGAACTTGGCGGGGTTGCGGGATAGGGACATCATCCGCAGCTGATCGCGCCAACCAATGTCGCCCAGGGGTTCTTCAGCGCACACTTGGCAGGCGAAGATAAGGTCGGCAGGAGTCACGCCGCGTGAGCCTGTCACCAGCGGGGAATCGAAGGCCATCAGGCGCACCCGGTACTTGAGGCACCACGGGTACATAGAACGACCCAGCAGCCGAAAGGGAGCCGGGTCGATGAAGGCCGCAAGGAACCGTTTGTCCATGCCGCCTAGTGTAGCCCACTTAGGGCTAAGTCAATTAGGCAGGCGTGATGCCTTCGTAATCGATAGCCGTCACGGTGACCGCGGTGAAGCCCTTGTTCGAGCCCTTCTCGTCAATCTTGGTGACAGTACCAGCAAAGGAAACAGAAGCCGAGCCAGCCGGATAAGCGGTCTGTGCGTTAAGCGTAAAGCTGAGAGCGACACCGAGGAGAGGCATCGTGGAGGTCTTGCAGATACCTTCGATGGTAATCTCGGATTTACGATCGTCGAGGCGGTGGGTCTTGGTCAGGCCGTCTTCGTTGACCACCGTGGCCTCGGCGTTGAACGAGGAGGAGAGCGAGTAGCTCTGGACAAAAAGGTTACTAATGGAACCTGCCACGCCGTAGAGGCAGGTGACGCCGTTTGAGATGCTTGCCATACCTTTGGGCGGTTTGGAATTAGGCCGGGAAGACCGTCAGCAGGTCGAAGGAAAAGGACGTTGCCCAGGAGCGTTCGTCGACCCCTTCGTCCTCGGAGCCGATGGTGACGTCATAGCAGGACGCGTCACCCGTGGCCGTGAAGGCCGCCTTGATGGAGGTCAGGTCACGCATATTGCCGGATAGGGCAGCGCAGCGGAGGCGGTGATCGGCGAGGGTCGTATCGTCGGCGTTCGAGAAGAGGGTGATGCGGACCGCGCAGCTGAAGTTACCGAGACCCTCGGGGAGGTCGCTAGGAGCCCGGGCAGACTCGCAGAGGACCACGGCCTTGGGCAGGGTCTGGGTCGCGGCGCTGTCGCCCGTCAGGAACGTGACGGTGGTTAGCCCGGTCTGGGTCGACAGGTAGGTCGCGACGGTAGACTCGACGATGTGACGGATAGATGCGGTGCCCATAAAGTTAGCGGCGATTAGCGCGCTGGATAGTGGAGTTCATGTGTTTCTCAAAGCGAGCCTTCATCTGTTTGATACGGTTTGCGTAGACCAGGGGAAGCACGGAGGCGTCGACGCCAATGTTGTTTACGTTGCCCTGGCTGTTGGTCACACTCAGTTCGACGACCTTCTCATTGGCGATGAGGCTATTGCTTCCGCGGACCTGCGTGTGCCGATTAATCCATGCCACCTTGAGCAGGTCGACGCCGAAGTCCTTCGGGATGCCGTTGATGATAGGCTTGGGAAGGGAGCGAAGGGCGGAGGCCCAGCCAGACTTAATCATGCCGACCATCTGCTGGCGGTCTTTGATGTATTGCGTCAGCTCGGACTTAGTCTCGACGAGCATCTTGATGGTGACGGGGCGCGTGCCCTTGCCGATGCGGCCACCGAACTTGGCCTTGATTCGGTTATGCGGAGGACGCAGATCAGTCATATAGCCCTGACCGTATTCGGTCTGGACGGGGTTGGTCGTGTTAAAGTAGTTCTTGGCCTTGGCGAACGCCCGGGTGTAGTCCTGGTCATTGGCAATCTTGCGCATGATTGGCGGCAGGCCCTTTAGCGCCTGGAGCGTACCCTTGCCGATAATCTTGTTAAACAGGCCGATGTCGTTGGCCTTGGTGGCGTAGGCAAGCTGATTGCCGAGTAGAGCCGCAGCTGAGTTGGAGTTACGGTCATTGGCCGCAACGTAGAGCTTCTTGATGTCGCCGGCTACGGCGTTATCGCCTGCGGTCTGAGCCGCCTTGGAGAGGCCACGGCCTCCGCCTTTAGGCATCGGAGGGGTAAAGGTTGCCGCGTCTTGGCAGGCCAGCGCAGCTTGTTCAAGCGCCGCGTCCCGCATAGTCTGCCCGGTGTTGGCCGCGAACTGACGCAGGCCAGCCATAAACTCAGCCTGAGATTTAGGGGTGATGCTCACCGTGACCACGGCGCTTACTGGTTGTCGTCGATGACGACGAGCGTGATCCATGCCGACCCGGGCTTGTAGGTCTGGGTCGTGATGCGGACGGTCTTACCCCCAGCGACGATTTTCTTGCCCTGGCCTAGGCTGGCGATGGGGACACCGCCCGACAGTAGGGCCGCCGATGCCCCAATAGACCCGTCTGGGAGGCTCCAGGAGGCCGTTACAGCGGGGAGCCTGACCGAGTACTGGGTCCGCTCACAATACCCCCCTGATTCGAGGACGGTCATGACGGCGGGGTCAGAGATGAGGCAGGAGAAGGTGATGGCCCCAGAGTTAGCCGAGCCGGAGACTCCGAAGTCCGCGATCATCTCCTTGGCGTCGGCCAGAAACTCTGAGTACAGACTCATAACCTTGCCCGCTTTGGATGGGGGCACAAAAAAGGAGCCCA